GAAGCTGAGCCTAAACCAAGAGTAGAACGAACACTTCCCGCCGAATCATCGTCGAGAATCGTTTTTGCGAACGACGTAATCGTCGTTCCGGCGAGTTGATTCAACTCTGACGTTGAGAATTGAGCGCTGTCCATGAGATTCAATTCAGAAGTACTCGTCGTTACGCCTTGAAGCAAGTTCAACTCGGAAGTAGTCGCAGAAATGCCATCCATAACGTTCAGCTCAGTCGCTGTCGCTGTAACAGCCCCACCGTTTAGTCTCAGAGTCGGAAACTTTCCGGTGTCTGCGTGTATTTTTCCAGACACCCACAGGCGAGCTGAACCAACACCTGAAGAATCATTCAAATAGAGGCTCAGCGCAGCCGAGTCATAGTTGAAAGCGTCATCAAAGTTCGACGTCGTTTCCAACATGTCGTTCAGCTTTTGTCTCACTAAGCCGAGGCGTTCTTTGTCACTGATAGTTGTCATGTGTTACTACTTCCGTCTGAGTCTTTCCATAGGGGGTAAGCAGAGTCTCTTCTATAGCCCTTGTCCCAAGTTTCAAGAGTGTTGGAGAAGTACGGCGACTTGAACGTGCCGTCTGAGTCTTCACTGAATCGTGGTGAAGCTGCTTTGTCGATGTCAAAGATGTTGTCGTACTGCTTCTCGAGAATCTCGATCGATACGTCATCGTACTTGTCGAGGTTTATATCGTCTGAAAGAATGAACACTTCGTTTGCAGAATCCACGAGGAACGCAATCTCACCTTGTGACGTAACACCGATTTCGCCGATGTCAGAGATAACAAGATCACCGGCCGCGGAGTCAAGAAGCGCGATGGGTGCAGTTGGTGAAACGGTTCCAACGCCTTCGAGAAAAACCTCTGCGGAAAGATAGTATCCGGCAGTGTGAACAAATTTCCTGTAAAGCGCTTCCCATTCTGAAATTGTCTTTCCGCTTCGAATAAGAACAGAAAGAATCTGGTATCTTGCACCGTCCTGTATTAAGTGAAACTGATTGTTTAATGGTGACTCAGCAACGATAAACAAGTTGTCTTTTGGATAAGAGATTTCAGGAATCTCGTTGTAGAACAGTCGAAAGAAGAGCTGAGCCGAATACTCGTTACCCTTGTTCTCGATGATCTGGTGAATCAGCTTTGCAACGAATCGAGGATCCGAAAAGTCAGTGGTTGCCGCACCATTTGCAATCTCGTAATAAAGTCGATCGAGGTTTTGTAGAGTCGTATCATCAAGATCTCGTAGATCGAACCAAGTTTCAGAAATGCTTGGTTCTATATCATAATAAGTCTCCAGAAAAGAAACAAGATTCGGATACTCTTCTTGAAAATGAAGAGGAAGAACCGTTTTCACATCTTTGTATCGAAGACTCGGATCTCTTCGATAGATTTCTTTTACTGTTCTATACGCCATTAAAGAGCTGTTCTTGTAGTCTGATAATCAATCGTAGGAATAATGTTTGTCAAGTCATTTTCAAGATCAAGAATATAGTTTCGAATTGGTTTCACTGTGCTTTGATTGTTCGGAGTAACAATAAGCTTGATCTCGCTGTCGCCAGATAGAAGAGAATCAATTTCTACGGCATCAATGTTTACAGTTCCTCTTGAATCGGAATAAGTTCCAACGTTTGAATTCAAGACAGCATTCGTTCCTTCCGCAACGACTTGAATGACGTTTGTACCGAGCTTGTTCTTGAATCTTGCGTTCTGTCCGTCGTATACGAAGATACTGCTGTTCAGAGTGATTTCATCTTTGTCTGGGTTTGCTATCTGCGAAGGAAAGATGATGTTGTAGCTCTTCGAAGTTCCGACCAAGGGCTCGAACCCTTGAACGAGACGAATATCAACCTGTGTTGAAAGAATAGCGTCGTTCAAATCGTCTATTCGTGCAGTAAGTTCAGATTTTCTGAAGTTGCCTCCAAAGGACTTGAGGTTCTCATTGAAGTACGACTTGATCTCGTTACGAATCACTGTGTTCGTTGCTTGAGCGGTCAATTCAGACTTGTTTGGGTTGAAGTCGTATCGACACGTTATTGCAATCGATACGATAGTTGGTTCAATGAAGACTGGGTCGATAGACATCGTCGCCAGAGGTTCAATCAAGTTTTCTCGAATGTCTTCTTGAATAACTGTCTTACTGTCACTGTCTACATTTTCATCTTCGTAGAGAATAGAGAGATATACTTTACCGTAGTCGACAGGATCGTTTTCTTCGCCACCCCATGCAGACACCGAACTCACAGTCGAAAACTCTGAGGTAATGAGAGCTTCGTAGTCTGACGTAGTCACCATTCTTCTTTGAGAAGCATAGTTCAAAGGAGCGTTTGCTCTCATCTTCTCGACTGATTCTCTGTCGCTGCCGCTGCTCGCTACTTCTTCTCGAATAACGTTCAATGAGAATTCTTGACCGTCAACAACGAATGACTCTTGAGGCACGAAAATTCGAGCACCGTTTGCGTCTTCACCGTTCACTCGAAGGTAGTTCACCTCGATCTTGTTTCCGGCAGACGGTGACTTACCAAACGTGTTATCGGGACCGAACTGAAGTTCGTAGTGCTGGTTCGGCGCTTCTCTTAAGATGTAATACGCCGAAGAAGCGGTGATTCGAATCGCGTGACGAATATCGCTGTAGGGTTCAAAGTTTGTAGTGTTCTGATTCGCAAATACACGAACGACAGCCGTTTCTGTGTCCATGCTGTCGTCTGGAATGACGTAGACAGGTTGAGTCGATCGAGCAGGAACAAGGAAAGTCTTTGTGATTTCTTTTCCTTCGTAGATCTTAAGACTCGTTGAACCGTTTTCGTCTACAAAGTTGAACACTCCAAACCCATCGTCTGTCGCCGAATACGCCGTTCTCGTCTGAAATACGTAAGAGCTTCCATCAACAGTACTCGTAAACTTTGTACCGGAGGGAAGAGTAAGAGTGTCTGGACGAGTACCGACGTATCCGCTCAAGTCAACTGAGATTCTAACGGTCGCTCTTGCAGAAGTCTTCGATTTTGGGAAGTATCCGAGAGACTGTGCATGAGTAACAACGGCAGATCTGAGCTGAGCAGTTTGAAGAAAGCTCTCGTTGATCGCCATGTTCGCGGTGAGAGCGTTGAAGTGAGTGTTCCAAGCAAGAACATCAAGAATATTTGAAAGAGCCGCACCCTCAAAGTTGTAGTCTGAAAACTCGTCCTGAGCCTGGAAGTACGTCTTTAAGTTTTCTTTGATCGCATCAAAGTCAAGGTCAGTGGACTGAATGTTTGTTGCCATTATCGAATCCTTGAGAGTGTAACGTTAAGCGTGATTTGTTCTGTTGTGTTTACAACTTGAAATATAACTGTCACGAGAAGGTGATGGTTGCTTTCGTCCCACCTTGTTCGAATATCGTTTACAAGAGCACGTGGTTCATGGGCGTTAATCGCTTTTCGAATTCGATCCTTCAAGTCTTCACTCAATGAAAAGTCATAGTTCTCAAAGAGAAGGTCTCGAACATTACCTCCAAAGAAAGGTTTGAATGGTTTCTCGTAATAGTCAGTAAGGATGATGTTTTTCACAGACTGACGAACGGCTGCGGCATCTAGTTTTTTGTACACGTCGCCATTCGTCTTGAGTTCCATCGATGCGTCAAGATCAGAATAGTCGACGCTTCTCGAAACAATAAGAGATCGCCCCTGTAAATTCTGATCTTCGATTGAGAACGCTTTGGTCATCTTTTACCTTTTTTCTTTATTTATAACGTTAAGCGAAGTATACAAGTTTAGAACTCTGCACTCTTCCGTTATATCTCGTTTCTGTCTTTCTACCCCACGTGCCGTTGAACGCTGGATCGAGTTCGGGTAGAACGAGAAACACTCTCATTCCGACGTCTGGGTCGCTTGAGTATGTGTGATAGTCGAGGATGATCTTATCGTGAAAGGGGTAGCTCGAGAAGTATTCCGCGAGCGCGAACGTCTGAGCGCGATCCGTCGTACCCGTAGAAAAGCTTTTGACTACGTATCCTATCGCTCTTCCCTTTGAAGCGAGAGACGCAAGATCTCCTTCCTTTTCAACTTCAGTGTCTTGGTACTGATAGATCCCTTCCTCAACCGTGATTCTGTTCCGGTTGAATTCTTTCCTGCTTCTTGCAGCCTTTAACGCTTCGGCTTGAACAGTCAAGTAACGAAGAATCTCGTCTTGATTTTGTTCTGGGATCTTTGCGATGTCTGTCTGTCTCGCAGTTCCACCCATAAAAGTTCCAAGAGGAATGCCTTCTACGAGTTCAACTTCCCCGCTGATTCCACCCTGTCGAGCTTCTTGACTCAAGTTTGCGTTAAATCTCGGGTTCGGTACGAATCTTTGAATCGAAGGATTTATTGTGAATCTCTTGCCTGTTCGAGCACCGTTTCCCAGAGGAGTCAATCCTTGACGAACTGTTGAACCACCTCGAAGAATCTCAGACGTCGGAACACTGTTCAGTGCGTCTGGTGTGAGATACCCCGAAGCAACCGCTTCTGAAACGAGCTGAGAGTTCTCACGATTGTTTTCATTCATCGCAAAGCGACTTCCGTTCATGTCAAAGATCGAAAGTGTCGATTTAGTTGGGTCTGCCATTACTGTTCAATCTCCTTGATAAGTCTGCACGCTTGTGAATAGTCGTAGTAACCCGAACCATGTGGGTTCGCGAACGGCTGCCAGACACTTCCGTCACGTTTTCTCCATCCATAGATTCCGATCGTATCACCCTGCTTCGCGATCGACTTGAAGTGACCGGCTCTGAGCAGTTCTGATCCTTGAGCCTGACCGGCGATATCTGGGAATCGATTGTGCTCGTCGATCAAGCGAGCACGATTCGCCGCATTGTTTTCAAGCGGTGGGTCGTACCTGTAGTAGTGAGCGAGGTCTTCTGTAGTGGCAGCATAGATTCTTTCACCAGAAGCACCGGCTGCTGACCACATAGCATCGATCTGAGACGGTGACGGTATCTCTGCGTCAAATTTCTCAGCGACTTCTTGTGCTTCACCAGTAGAAGCTCTCCAGTAGGTTCCGTCTTCGTTTCGAAGGAAGTCAGACGTGATCATGTAAACTGTGCCGCCGATGTCGAGAGGAATCCATGTAACGTCTGCACCAATTCCTTCAACCGTGCGTACTCTGTTAACGTATTCGGTAGCACTTCTCGCTGCTTCTGGATTGCGAGACTCGAGATCTTGAATGAGTCTTCCAGACGTACTCGGTTCTGCGGTGTGGGGTGCAGCCGGTACTCTTGGCCGTGGTGCAGCTGTCATCTGACGAGGAACAGGAGTGCCTCCTGGCCGAGCAACGGTTCCTCCACCGTTTGGCAACTGTGGAGTACGGTCAACAGTTTCGTTCGGATTACCACCTGTCGCGACGGTTCGATCCATGTAGTTTCGAATATAGTTGCCCGGGTCTACACGTACTCGACGAACACCATTTCGCAGACCTCTCTGACGATCTTGAATGATCTGATGCGTCGGAACAAATGTTCTACGTTGATCCGGATACACCGGAGCTCTCTCTTCAATTGCGTCTTCAAGTGCGTCAGTGGTAGGAGCTACAACGACTGTTGTCGGGAACGTAGCAGTTCCGTCAGCTTCTTTAGCGATACCGTCAAGGTTACCCTTTACGTTACCGGTGAGGTCGGCTGAAATCCTATCGGCGTCAAGATCCGGAACGGTGAGATAAGTTCCGACTTCTACGTTCAACGACTCAATGTTGTCGAGGTTTGCACGAATACCTTCGATTGTGTGAGTGTCTATGTACTGTGCAAAGAGGCTGTGCGTCTGAAGAGTCTGAGTCGCAGCGATCGACTGTGCAGACACGGTCTTACCCGCTTGAAGCGAACTACCAACGATCGAGTTGAGAGAGTAAGAAATGACTCCCTCACCACCCATCGTTCCTTGTGCTCCGATGACGTTGAGCCTGTTACCGGTGATGTCAACAGACGGTGAACTCATCATTGCTCGCCCCTGAGCAGTCATGTTCACGTTACCGGAGGAATAGATTCCACCGTCACCGTCTACTCGAAGTGTCATGTCGCCCTGAGTGTTGCTCGAGTATCCGCCAAGGTTCGTCTCGTTTCTTTCACCCATGATCGTGCTGGTGTATGATCCACGAACGTTTTGATTTGAATGACCTCCGACCGCTGTCGTCAAGTCACCTCCAACGTCTTGAACAACGTCGCCCGGTGTTCTCATCGCAATCTCACCAGAGGCGTTGAAGTTCATTCCGCCTCCGGCTTCAAAGTTCATGTTACCATCTGATCGAAAGTTTGCGTTACCTTCAATGACGAACTGTGCGTTTCCTCGAACGTTGTAGTGAATCTGTGTACCAGAGATGAGAATTGACCCGTCGGCTCTCATCTCGATGCCGGATCCAGACGCGTGACGAATCAAGATAGACTCGGATCCGAGCGTGTCGTTGAGCATGATCTGGTGACCGGCTTCAGTCTCGGTGATCTGAACTTGACCGTATCTTCCCTGTCGCGGTGATTCACATGAAGTGTTTGTTCCCGGAAAGGATGCTGAAGAAGAAAGTTCGGGTTGTCTTCCACCTGATCTTGCTGCGTCGTTTACTCCAGAACGGTCGCGATATTCTTCTCGTGGAGTAGGTCCCAATTGCTCTCTTCCACGAGGATCGTTTGTGTCTGGATCAAATGAATTGAGTGTAAGTTCAGACCCAACAAAAAAATCGGGGTTGTTGAGCTCATGCGCTCTTAGACGATTCCATTCGTCTCGATTTGTCGCTGAAAACTGATCGTCAAGTTCTATAGTCATATTACCCTCAGCTTGCTATAACGCCGCCAGAAGCGTTTCTTAACGTGTTCATTGAAACGGCGCCGGAAGGACCTCTCACTCGACCAGTCGCTGTGATTCCCGCTTCGTCGAAGATCTGTACGACCCATGGACGTATAGGACGTACCCAGTAGTTCGTTCCTCCTCCGAGATTAACTCTCGCACCTGTTTCAAGCGTACGTGCAATATCAAAGTGGAAGGTGCTCGGTCCCATGTATCTTCTGCTCGTGCTCATTACTCCGAATCCCGGAGTATATCCTCTTCCGGCACAGTTGCTCACATAAGTCCTTAAGAACTCTTGAATGAGAGCGAGTTGTTCTGGTACGAGAATCGAAAGTATCGTATCACCGGAGTAAAGTTGAACGTCCATCGCAAATCCTTGGTGACGACCAGACGTGCTTCCCGCAGTGTCTGTTCCGGTCTGGAAGTCCACGATAGGTCGATATCCGCTTGAACAGTTGGCGCTCAGTCCCACACCGGCGAGAGACTGTTCAAACACCTGCAGAAGCCTGTTGTCAACGTTGTTCGTGTTACCTCTCACCGTGTTATTCGTGCTTACACCCGGTCCGGTGTACGGCTGAATTGCGTTTCCTCCGGAGTAACCTCCACTGTTGTTTCCGTTTGGCCTATTTACGACACCGCCTCCTCGACCGTGAATACAGTTCGTGACAAGACCCGGGTCAAATCCAGCAGCACCGGGTCTCTGAAATGAATTTTCCTGACCCACGGCTGGATTATCGGGAATCTGGTCTCTTCCACGGGGATCTCTTGCGTCTGGATTGATCGGTTCTGCGTTAAAGGTCTCTGCAAGTTCAACGTCTCCACCCGGAACGATTCGAAAGAACGCCGTCATCATTTCACGCCAACTTCTCTGCTGTGCTACGTTCGTGGATTCGTCGAGTATGCCGTTGAAGTTTTCTCCAGAAACTACACCCGTTGATCCGACAAACGCAATGTCGATCACACCGTCACCCGAGACACCACTTTCATTGATCGGTCTGGCTCTCTGCACTCTACCCGATCTTCGAATGATATAGTGATACTGTACTCCGTCAAACCCGCCTCTTGAATGAAGATCATGTATCGTGTTCGTGTCTGGGTCTGTTCCAGCAGGAGCTTCTACAAAGTGAATCACGACTGTCAAGAGATCTCGTGAAGAAGCTGCAACTTCAGCCTCGAATTCTTCAGCCGTGTCCACGTAGTCGAACGAGTAAGACTCGTCTTCCACTACACTCGACGTATTCGTAGCTCTAGGTTGAAGTTCTTCGTTTTGAGCGGTTGAAGATACTCTCGTGTTTGCACCGTTCCACCCGCGGGAATCGTTCACTATTTCACGAGTGTTTGAGTCTGGACTCTGTGAGAAACCTTCGATTAAGTTTGAAGGATCAAGGTCGATCCTTTCGAGTATCACAGTGATCTGACCTATGTCAGTGAGTCCGTCTGGAAGTTCACTTATGATATTTGCGGCTGACTGTAGATCGTTGTTGACGAGAGGTTTCAGGATCTGCTGAAGAGTGTTGTCGTCGACGAACCCGCCGGTCGCTTCTTGAATCGTTTCACGAATTCCGGAATCGATCGATCTTGCCACGTCGTCGATGATAGATCCAGATATATCAGGGACAACCTGTGAAATAGTTGTTTGAATATCGTTGAAAGTTTGTGTGAAAGACGAGACCGCGTTTTCAATGTCTCCGAGAAACCCACCAAAGATGCCCACGTTTGTGAAGAACGTACTCAAGTTAAAGTCTCGAAGGAACTCTTCGGTCTCTTCTTCGTTCTCTTTTTTTCTTTCCTCAAGGAGTGCCTGAATTTGACCGATGGGAGAAAGCGCATCTTCTGGTGTCTCAGGAGTAACCATGTTGAACGTATCGACAGCTTCAAGAACATAGTCTTGAACGTCTTGACGTGCACTCTCAAAAGTCAGCTCGTTGACGATTTCTTGTCTACTGTACGCTCCTTCAAAGATCGTCTCAAGAACAGAAGTTGTAGCAACAGAATAGTCCGCCGTTACGATTTCTTCTAAAGGTTGTAAGTTTGCTTCTTCAGGATCTGCATCAAAGGTCGGCCAGTCTTCAAAGTTTGCTTGTTCGATCCAACTGTCATCATCATAGGTGGCAATCCCAAGACGAATGTTCTCGGGAATCTCTTCTCCAAGATACTCTGGAAATTCTTCGTATATTCTTTCACCGTCGGCTCGAACAGTGACAGTTGGCGGTCTGTCAAATGCGTATTGAAGAGTGGGCTGAATGCTCGGTGTGAGAGCTACAAACCCGCCTCTTTCTTCACCGGTTGCTCGACCAACGTTTCTGTTGTTTGAAAACGCAGCTTCCCACAGGCGAAAGTCAGATCGATTCCCGAGGTTTCTCTTTACGACTCGATCAACCTGATTGCTTCGATTACGTAGTTCATTTGAAAGTTGAGTTAACTTTACCGCCATCTTTTAGTTCCAATTGTTAATTGCTCTTGCGCCAGACACACCCTGCTGTGGTGCGATACCCGCTGGAATTCTACCGTACCAAGGACCCCATCCACCCGTCGCAGCTCTGTCGAGAGCAAAACGAATCTGATTCGTAATTCCTTCACGAGTGTTATCCTGAGTCAAGTCTCGTCCCGTTAGTCTCTCGTAGTCGTTTCCAAGACCACCTCCGACGTAAAGCTGATACGGCCCGTAAGACGCTTCTCTACCACCACGTTTCATCTGGTTACCGGTTCGAATGTTTGACTGGTACGATCCTCTACCCTCATGAGCATAGATCCCGACTGCGACTTCCGGATCCATTCCACGAAGTCTCGCTTCTTCACGTATGATTTGTTCGATCTCACCTGTTGACATGTCGGGTGGATAACCAGGAGCGGTGTAGTTGGGATTCGTCGGAGCCACGTAAGACGGACCGCCCTCTTGTGGTGAACCGGCGAGACCTCCAGTTTGCACGTTGCTTCTTGTTACGCCTTCGACGTTCGGTATCGATCCCCAGATCACAGGAAACTGACTCTCGTCTCCGTCGAGAAAAAAGCCGACCACTCTTGCTCCAGGTTTCAAGGCAGGGTTTGTGCCGATTCCCGATACTCCTCCTGAAGTTGTCGGTACTACGACGGACGCCCAAGGAAGCTTCGAGTCTGGAATATCTGGTCCATGAATCCCCTCTATACGCACGAGCGCACGTCCGAGTTGAAGAGGATCGGCTGAAGTATTTATTACTTCACCTAGCCACCAACGCATTCGATCACCATAGAACTGAATCATTCATTCAACTCCGCATACTTTGAACATGTTGCAGACACCGTATATTTAGTGGTATCAAAATGATGATGTGCTGCAGTGATGAAGTACTGACCGCTCAACTTCTTATCGACAAACTTGTCTGGATCGTTTGGATCAAACTCGACGTCGTTGTTCATGAAAAGAAGTCGAATCGATCTTCCTATTGATCTTCCGTCTGTGTTCGTATTTCCGTTGAAGTCAAAGAAATGGTAACCCGGAACCTGAACGTCGACGTTGTCAAACTTCATGTTTTCACGTAGTGAATGAGCGATCGAGATTCTCTTTGGATTGTCTTGCATCTCCATATCATATGGATTTGCCATTCCGTCAGAGTAAAGAACGTTGAGGTATGCGATATAAAAATCTACCGCGTCGTTATTATGAATCCCTTCATACGCTTTTTCGTCGTACGACAATCTTCTCTGTTTTGAAGGCATGAGATTACGAACCTCTGAGAGAGTCTCAGTGTAGTCGTAGTGATAATTCTTTGCGTCAAACTGGTTTGCGTTTCGAATCAAGTATCTTGATCCAATTGCACCAGACTGAACTCGACTCAGAAGATCATATGAATTCCAGTGTTGATAGTTTTCGATCGTAAGGGCCTTTTGATCCATTATCATTGATCGAGCTCGACTGTTCTGTTGACCACTGTTTCGTGGATCGTTCACGTCAACAGAGCTTGATCCTACACCGATCGTACCGTCCTGCTTTCCGGTGTGCCACTGAGAATAGATAAATTCGTCTTGAAATATAGGACCGTCTTGAATAATGTCTTCGAGAGACTTCCATACTAATTCGTTCTCAACAGAAAGAGGTGAGTAAAGAAAGTACGGAAATCCTTTCACAGTCGTAGCTTTATTCGTCACGTACTGAATTGCTTTCAGGGGAGATTCTTTAGGAACAATGTAACGAAAAGGAGCTTGAACTTCGTCAGACTGTTTTGCAAGAGTCTTACCGATGTCAGATTCACTTAATATTCTTGAAACGATTTGGTTAGGCTTTCCGTCAAACGCTTGATTGATACGCTTAATCTTTGATTTGAAAAAATGCTCTTCAATCACGTCAAAAAGGATTACGGCCGCGTTGTCGTTTCCTTTCTTATGACTCTCAATGTTCGTGATGACAAACGTCTTATGATAAGGTTTCTTCTCGTCGTTGTTTGGAAACGATATTTTGACGTTCACTCTTTCGGTGCCACGAAACTGAATCGACTGAAAGAGGTCTGCAGTGTCTGCGAGCATGATACGGCCGTGTGACCATGGCTCCCATAGGTGTTCAAAGATACTCATTTCGACGATCGCGTCTGCGATATCGATGGCACCACCTCTGTCAGCTGAAATTGTTACTTTGTCATAAACAAAGTCATACGGTGTTCTACCATCTGGCGCCGCCATTACGACCTCATTACGTCTCTAAATTCTGTTGAAAACTGTGAAGCAACTTCCGGCTTCATTACGATAATAGTCCTTAAGTCAAGATTTTGTGTCAAGTAGTAGTCAGCGTAAGACACCGGACTCAAGTCTGAATCCGGTCCTACAAGAGGATTGATGTCAGACTTCTCTCCTCCTTCTTCTACGTAATAGAAGGGTGCGTTTTCCTCTTTTACTCGATCGACGAGCGTGATAGTGTGGGTCTCTTCGTCTTCTATGACTTGAACGCTTTCGTCAGAGTCAAACGCAACCGTTCCTTCGATAAACAATTGGCCAAGATCTACGTTCTTTTTGATTATGGTCCCGGTCTTTTCTGACTCAAGACCGGTTATGGTTGATCCTACCCTGAAGTTTGAAAAAATCTCGTCTCGAGTTGTGAGAACAGTGTTGGGAAAATCATCGGTGATTTTTTCTTCGATCTGATACTGATCGAGAGGCCAACCTTGCTCTCTTAGCTTGTCGTTCAGGTAGAAGAAAGTCCAGTGTAGATCTGGACGATTGTAAAGTTCCTGAGAGACGTTATCTGACCTCCATCCGTTACGAATATAGTATGTCTGGTAGAACGCACCGTTGTTCTTTACCGTGTCAAGAATTTCAGAATAACGAACTAAGTCTGGGTACTGAACAAAAAAGTCTTCTTTTCCAAAAAAGTAGTCGACTTTTGGATAGTTCGTAAAGAAAGGCATTAGTATCCTCCGTCGATGTCTTCTTTCGTCAAGATCTCTGACTCACTCAACGTCACTGTCAGCTGAGTCTCGACCGGCGCACCGTCTGCGTGATAAGTCGTTGACGTCGGGTTACGAGTCACCGAGATGTTAGTGATGAATGACTCTTTGAACTTGATCTGGTAAGACTCAGTTCCGTCTTCACCCGCCGGACTCGTATACACGATCACTTCCACTTTCTCTGGGTACTTCAAGAACAGGTTGAAGTCGGAGTTACTCGTGCTTGCGACTGTGGCGGGATACGCGGCTGATCGAAACTTTCGAACGATAGCATCAACCGCATTCGCTTCTTGAGAAGAAGCTGGAATCATGTTAAATGTAAAACTGTAGTTACGAACATCGACTCCACGAAAGGTCGCTTTCAAGTTTGGGTTGATGATTCTTCCGGATCTACGACCAATAGCACCAGTGATTGCGTCTGGACCTACACCCGACGCGGCGAGGCGACCGAGAGCAGAAGCACTTCTCGTGATCACAGACGCAACGTCTTCAAGAAAACTCGTGTCTTCGTTCAGTGCGGTACCACGAAGTTCATCCCAAATTCCACTGTAAAAAGATCCTTGATCACCCTGAAGAAGAGCCTGACCACCGATCCCGAGTTCAGTGTTTGAGTACTGAATCTGATCTGTCAGTTGAAGTCCGTTTGGAACGTACATGTCAACGACACCGGTCGGAGTATTCGTTCCTGCACCAACCCCACCCTCGTTATTTGAAAATCGAAACTTCACTAGAGAGCTTCCGACTCGATCCTGATCATCGATTGGGTATTTTAATCTTGCTTCCGCCATTTATTTTCCTAATAAGTAATAGGTTAAAAATATTTATAAGGATTTTCGTGGCTTATTCCGGTAGATACAAGGTGAAGAATCCAAAGAAGTACAGGGGTGACGTAAAAGACGTCGTCTATCGATCTCTTTGGGAGCTCTACTGTTTCAAATGGTGTGACAAGAATCCAGACGTGACTGAATGGTCGTCTGAAGAAGTGGTCGTCCCTTACAGGTATGAAGCCACTAATACTTATCACCGATACTTTGTGGACCTGTACATGGAATGGAAGGGTCAAAAGTATATCATTGAGATCAAACCAAAGAAAGAAACGGTAAAGCCGAACTATCCAGGAAGAAAGACAAAAAGGTATCTTGAAGAGTCACTCACCTTCGTCAAGAATCAGAACAAGTGGCAGGCTGCAGAGTCATACGCAAAGAAGAGAGGATGGAAGTTTGAAGTCTGGACCGAAGACACGCTTCGAGCACTGAAAATCATGAAAACCAAGCCGCTTCCAACTATAAATAAATCAAAGAAGCGTAAGAAATAAACAATGGCACAGACATCCAACATCTTTCAAAACCTTGAACTCGAGGCCTTTCGAAAAGGTATTACTCCTCGTACTCGAGAATCTATGAACTGGTTTCGACAGAGAGCACAGGATCTACAGGGGATCAATCGAAGAGCGCTGATGAACGAAGATCCTCTTCGACGTAAAAACAAGTCCAGTTCACCAGAGCCAGGAGATATGATATGTTACTTTTACGATCCCAAGTGGAAGCGTGAACTTCCGTACTACGACACGTTTCCTCTTACAATCGTAGTTGGTCCGGCGTCTGGATCTGGTCTTCAAGGGGGTGGGTTCTACGGACTCAACCTTCATTATCTTCCACCCGTTCTTCGAGCAAAGCTCTTTGACGCTCTTCTCGACAACCTGTCGAACAAGAAGTACGATGAAAGCACAAAGATTCAAGCAAACTACGAGCTTCTGCAGAAGTCTCGAGCAAACAAGTACTTCGCGCCGTGTTTCAAGCATTATCTTCGTGCACATGTGAAGAGTCGTTACGCAATCATTCCTCCACCAGAGTGGGAGATCGCAACGTTTCTTCCAACAGCACAGTTCAAGAAAGCATCTGAGTCACAGGTCTGGAGAGATTCAAGAAAGGCAATGAAATGAGCGTACTCAGCGTAGACCAGTTGAAAGGAACAATCGGTGCTCGTCGAGGTATCGCACGAGGAAACAGGTTTCGCTTTGAGATTCCCGACTTGAACGCCGGTGAAGACTTCACGTATCTTTGTCGTCGTGTCACCATGCCCGGTAAACAGATTCTTACCGCGGATCGTAGAGTCGGTATGACTTATCAGAAGATCGCGTACGGGTACGCTTCAGAAGACGTCACCGCCACTTTTCTTTTGACTAATGATATGTATGTTCGTGATATTTTTGAGAGGTGGCAACAGCAGTCTGTTCGTAACGACGAAGCTGACACTTTTCACACTCCAAGATACAAGAACGAGTACTCTCGAGACTGTCACATCTACGCTCTTGACGTAGACGGCAACGACATCTACAAGGTAGTTCTCGTAAAAGCGTTTCCGACGACTGTGAACTCGATCGAGTACTCAGACGACAACGAAGGCGTCTTACAACTTGACGTTCAACTTTCTTACACACGATGGTACAGAGATGAAGTATGAGGTTAAAACATGATTCCAAAACTGAATGACAAACCACTATACGATGTCACGATTCCTTCAACCGGAGAGACGACGAGGTTCAGACCCTATCTCGTAAAAGAAGAAAAGATCCTTCTCATGGCCTTTGAGTCAGACGATCGTAAGACAATTCTCAAAGCGATCGTCGATACGATTCAAGCGTGCCTCGACAAGAACATCGATCCAAGTGAACTGACACTCTACGACGTGGAGTACCTGTTCACAAAGATTCGAGGTAAGTCTGTCGGAGAAGTCGTTCCTCTTGAAGTGAAGTGTAAAGAGTGTGGTGAATCAAATCCAGTTGACGTCAACATCGACAACCTTCAGACCGAAACCGGTGTGAGAGAGAAGCGAATTCCGATTACAGACGGTATATCTGTCTTGATGAAACAGCCATCTTACGTCGACATGTTGAATGATCCAGATATCGTAAGCACCGACACCTCACAGCCAGAAAGAATCGTTCGGTCGGTCGCTATGTCTATATCAAAGATCTATACTGAAGACTTTGTCACAGACGCAAAAGAGGAAGACGAAAATGAACTGGTCGAGTTCGTCGAGTCTCTTGATCAGAACCAGTTCAAGCAGCTCTTCGAGTTTATTCAGAACGCACCAAAGGTTCGATTTGAAGTAAACTTTGACTGTAAGAAGTGTGGGACAAAGAACGAATTCAAAGTGGAGGACGAACGCACTTTTTTTACATAATGTTCTCCAGCGAAACTCTTATTAATCATTATAAGACAAATTTTCAGTTACAAAAGTTTCACAACTGGACGCTGACTGAGCTGGAGAACATGATCCCGTACGAAAGAGAAGTTTACATCACTCTGCTGCTACAGCACCTTGAAGAACAAAGAGAAAGAGAAAACGGATGAGTAGCTTAAGAGAAGTCATCAACCAACTCGACAGAAGAGTCGCGAATCCAATCAGTGAAAAATTGGACCAAGTTATCGTGACAATTCAAGGTGACTTGAATCGAATTGCACCTGAAAACTCTCTGAGCACTCGTGTTCAAAACATCTCTGACAACATCGAACTGTACAACTCTGACATACTGAACGAGCTCAAGGTTCTTACTCAATCGAATCAAGACATTCTCGAGACGTTGAGAAACAGTGGTCTCGATTCGCTTGAAGCTGAGCGAGAAAAACTCAACACCGCTAGACAACAAGCAAATCAAAAGTCAGTCCTCGCGACCACGCGAGGAAATGTATCACAGTCACCACAAGATCAGGGTGGAGGCCTCCTTGACTATCTGCCCGCGGGCGTGGGTGGATATGCGGGTGGTGTAGGAAGTATGCTTGGGGCCGGTATACTTGGTCGTATTCTAGGATTCGGAAGAACCGGTGGTGCACTCGCAGTGAGAGGTGGTATCGGGCTCTTTGGTGGCATGATGGCTGGTTCAGCGATCGAAGAATTTACCGGAAGTGACAGACTCGGAAGACTCGGTCAGAACGTGACTACTGGTGCAGTGTTGGGTAGTTACTTTGGTCCGTGGGGTACCGCAATAGGTGGTATCGCCGGACTTATTCTCACAGGAGGGCAGGAAATTGCCGACGCTCTTGCAAACGCCGGAAACGTCATTGAATACAGTGTTGAAGATCTTGAAGAGCGAGTGAATGATTCGCTTGATCGAGCTAACCAGGCGATCGAAGCCGGAGACATCGAAGCTGCGACTCAGGAAGCTACTCAAAGCGTGTTTGATGTGGGAGAACTTTCACGTCTTACCGTGAATCCAGATCGATCTACGCTTGATCGCTTAGACCAGACGATTTCAAGAATCAGCGAGTCGGATCCAGAGGCAGGTGCTATGTTACGAGACGCAGCTGCACCCGATCTTG